GTTATAAGCATTGGGATGCGCATGGCAAGGCTTTTTATAAGTTGGCTGACCAAATATCCACAATTTACGGTTTCGACCCTAAGAGGCTTTAAAATGCGAAATAGCCCTATATTAGTAGAACGTGAAAAAACTCATGGTGATTTTATGGCTAAATCACGCTTTATTGAGAAAGTTCAAGATATTATTAGCAAAAATGCTTGGAATGATTTAGAAGCGGATCAAAAAGAAGCAATCCATATGATTTTAGTTAAATTAAGCAGAATCTTATATGGCAACCCTAATTATAAAGATCATTGGGATGATATTGCTGGCTATGCCACTTTAGTATCTGAACGACTTAAAGATAAATAATGATTTTCTTGATGGCTTTGTCTTGCAAAAAGACCATAATTTGCGTAACAAGTAATTTTGCTTGTTACAAATAAAGGATTAATTATGTGGACTACTCCAGCAGCTACAGAAATGAGATTTGGATTTGAAGTAACTATGTATGTAATGAATAAATAGTTATTTTAAATAGGGTGAATAGCGTTCCTCAGAAAAACTTATCCACCATTAATTAAGGGCAGAAATGCCCTTTTTTATTTACCAATAGCAAATAACGTATTCTAGAATGAAACGTAAAGGTATGCTAACAATGCAAAGAAGGCACATAGTAGTGACAAACGCCACACATACAAAAGCAAAGTCATCCACTATTTTTTAGGGTGTGCTTTAGACATTGGCGTTTTAATATGAGCTTTTAATTCTTGCTTTAGCTCTTTAATTTGACGCTCAACAACGTATTCTTTTTTCTCATGTCTAATAGAAGGTTTTAATTCTTCAAGTTTCATTTTAGTTGCCATATTTTCTAGTTCCTGACTTATCAATAATTAGTTTTTGTAATCTTTGTTTTTCGCTTTTTGGTGCAAAGCCGATATGACACCATCTATCATACTCCAAAATAACTTGGTCATACTCAATATCACTAGAAATAATAGCATCCACCACAGCACGAGGACTACCGAAGCCAGGACATATAATGTCCGCAGCCAATCCTTTAACGTGACTAGAAGTAGGCTTACTTCCAATACCTGTATTAACGAGTAAGCTACGATAAGCGCTATTAACATGAATAGGATAATTAAGAACATTTCTAATCCTTTGCAAGTTATCTGCTAACCATTTTATATTATTTAATATGGCTGCATCTTTAGGCATATTGTCTATGTTATTGCGATCAGCATATTCAGAAGCGTAAAGCTCCTCTAATGTAAAGTGCTGAGTTAATTTCATTTCTTTTTAACGTAAAATAGTGAACGCTCACCAAACAAATAAAAGCCAACTGCGGATGCAAAGTTATTAACTTCATCTGACATTGTGCCATGGAATACTGTGTATGCCCATGTGCCTAATACAATAATGCCAATAATAGGGCGCATTAATCTAACCGCAGCTTCCACCCAAGGATAAGAAGGATTGCCACCACCAGCTTCATTCATTACTTTAAAAAACTCAAGGTCAATCTGCTTCATCTGAGCATACTGTTCTATAGTTGCTGGTTTAAATACATCAGGTGCTATAAATTTATTAATTAAAGATTTGCCTAAATCAACAGCAAGTGGCCCTAACGTTGCAAGTAAGGTAATCGGATCCACGTTATTTTAAAACTATGCTTAATAATAAAATAATAATAGCGCCTGCGCTTGCCATTAAGATACTTTCTAAACGCTTTAGTCTTGCGCCAATTTCTTCATATCTTAAAGCGCATATTTCTTCGTGAACGCTTAAACGGCTATCAACTTCTGTAAGTGAATGTTTAACCATAATTAACTCTTCATAATGTAACAGAGAGCATAATACGGAGGAAGGTTAGCACCTGTTCCGCTTGTGCCTGTTGAAGCGTTTGTTGTTGCTGTTGCAACTGTAATGCCTGTTGTTGCAGTAGATACATTGCTTGTTGATGATCCACGATAAGCTGGTTGAGCGCCACCACCACCAATAGCATCTGCTTGTGCATAAGGAACTGTATGGAAGTGACCAGGATCAGTAACTGTTGATGTAGAAGTTGCTGTATGTGTATGAGATACCACAATTGCATCTGCGCTACCACCTGTTTGATTAACTGAATAAGTAGAACCAGCACCAATAATAAAACGATTGCGAAGATCAGGTGTTGAATTAGTGCCGTCACATAATAAATAACCAGCAGGAATAGAACCAATTGATCCTGACCATAAAAGAATCATGCCTGTAGGTAATGTAGATGAAGCAGCAGGAATAGTTCCTAAAATGCCGTAAATGTCATCATAAGTAGCAATTGTTCCGCCAACTGAATCTTGTAATATAAATTTATAGTTATAACCATAAGTCAACCAAATTTCATTAGGTGTTCTACCATCAGTTCCCAATATAATTGGATTAGCGTTGGCTATTGTTCCACTAACAGTTGTGTATGTAGCTAACGGTGTAGATGAGCCAGCTTGGTAGCTATATAACCTGCCACCTGATAATGGTAGGCCTGTTAAGCCTAAAAAACTTACTCCGTTGCCTATAGGCGATAGATTGACTGACATATATTATTCTTTCTTTTCTCGTGGAACAGATTGTAAATAGGCATTAAAATCTGCAATTGGAATTCTTTGCCCTTGAAGTTTTTTAGGCAGTTCCAATGTTGTTCTTAATGCGCCTGGCTTTAATCCTCTTTCTAAATATAATGCAGCAGAAGGATTGTTTATAACTTTTTGCATAGCTTTTGGTAAAGCATAACCTAAAGCTGCGCCTTGAGCGGCACTTTCCCAGTCACCTTTGTATGCACCATAAGCTGCACCTGTAGCTAGAGCAGGAGCTGCTTGAGCTGCTATTCTTGCAACAGTTCCACTATTAGGCACTTTGCTTGGTAAAATCATTTTTCCTGCGGCAGCTAATTTAGCTAATTCTTGATCCTCTGCATAGAAAGCATTACGCTTACCTTTGGTTGCAAGTGAATTATAAAGTAGTGAAGGGCTAATATTTCCTTCAACATCTTTTAATGCAATATCTTCAATTTTTCGCATATTACCCCATTGTTTATTGGCTTCTTTTAATTGGGCAACCAAAGTTTTATTTCCTGAAGTTTCTGCTGAATCACTTAAACCTTTGTTTAATACATCTCTTAAATCACGAGCATAAGACGCAACATCGGTATCTGCACTTCTTGATAATTTATCAAGAGTTCTTTTTATAGCTTGATATTGTTGACCACTTAATTGATTTCCCTCTTTTGCAGCTTTTTCCATAATATTTTTAATATTTTTATCAACAATTCCATACTGAGAATCATTTAAAACATTTTTAGCTTCATCGTCTAAAGTTGCAAGATTATTTAAAAATTTACTATCAACATTAATATTAATTTTTTCTGCAATAGAATCATAAATATTTCCAATTCTTTGTTTAGCGTTAGCAATAACACCTGGAGTGATTTGAGAAGCATCTTCACCCATAGTTTTTGCAATAGCTTTGTTATATGCTAATTTTTGAGTTGAAGTAAATAAGTTTTCTGCCCCTGCTGTTAATGGATTGTCATTTAAAGCAGCTTTAATTCGACCTAATAATGCCGAGCCTGTTGTTTGTGCTGCATCTAAAGGAACACCAGCTTTTTTAAGAATATCAACTGATTCTTGACCAATTTTTCCAAGCGTATCTTTTACAGGTTGAGCAACTCTTCCAATAGCATTTACAGCTCCTAAACCTAACATTCCTGCCGCTGCTCCAGCTGCCGTGTTAAATGTTTTATTTTCTTCAGGTAAAGTGGGTTGTAATGCACCTTGCAAAGCACCAAGACCTGCGGCAGCTTTATAAGTAGATGGGTTTAATAATGCTTGACCTGCTTTTAATGCACCCAATCCTTTTAAAGCCAATCCACCAACTAAAGATGTTCCAACGTCACCAGCAATATGTCCTGTAATTCCGCCACCTGTTTTCATTAATGGCGCAAACTCTTCACGTTCTTTTAATATTTCTTTTGGTGTTTGCTCAATACTTTCTTTTGCAGTTGGCAATCCAAATTTAGAACCAAATTTATCTAAAGCAGAAACAGTTTCAGGATATCTTTCTGCAATTTCTTTTACAGGCATATCCACTAATTGTTTTGCGCCTAAACTTAAATCTCTAAATGATTTTTTTAAACCTTCAATAGATTGTTGGCCAAAAGACATTTTTTCAAATTTATTAGGTTCTTTTTTTTGCATTTCTTTTGAAGGCTCTGATACAGCAGACCATTCTAAATCAGAAGGTATTTCATTTTGTGTTTGTGATCCTGTTTCAATTGGACTCCATTCTAAATCTTGAGGTGTTGTAAGTTTAGATGTGACTTTAGTAAGATAATTTTTAGTTTCTAGTGCTGGAGGTTCTTGACCTTGAGAAACAGCTTGACCTGCTTTTGTGCCACCATTGTAATGAGCTAATGCAGCTTGCACACTTCCATATTGTTTAGTTAAATCAGATAAATATTGTGCTGCGCCGTAAGCAGAACTTATAGGATCAGACGTATCAACTCCATAAGCTTTTGCAGTATCGGGCATAAATTGAAATCTACCTTTTGCGCCTTTTGGACTTACAGCAGTATCTTTTCCACCGCTTTCTACATTTTCAACGGCTGATAAAGTGCCTTCAGGCAATCCATAACGTTCTTCTAAAGATGCG